CCTTTTAAAGTTTTTGGCAAACTTTTTCTCAGAGCTGGTAGGAAAAAACTTAGGAGAGAACTTAAACGGGACATCGCATATTTCGTGAGTTCTTTCTAAGTAATTGACATCACACATATTATGTATGAAGTCTTTATCTTTCTCATAGTTAGGATTAGCTGGAACCCTAACTTCTTTACCCTCCATCTTTATTAAATGGGAAGGCATCAACAGTAATGTCTGCTCTATTGATTCTGATAGCTGTATAAACCTATCGAATCCCTTCTCCATTATCTCCCAATACTCAGTAAGCCTGGTATTAGGTATTTGATCTGTTTGCTGAACGATTATTTCATCAACGTTAGGATCGCTCTTTAGTATGTCCAAGCCTCTTTCAGATACATTTACACATACTCTGTAGCCCATCTCTTTAAAGATTGGAAACACAGAAGATGCAATTAATATATCCCCGAAGGCTCCGTATCTAACTATACAAACTGTCTTTTCTTTTCTTACCCCTCCAAAGTCTTCAATTGTTAAATCATCAAGACTCTTTTCAGGTACTCTAAGTATTTTCAATTATCCCCACCCCTTAATTGTTACTTTTTAAAACATAAGATTAATCGGCCCATCCAAAGAAATTCATCTTTGTATTTACCATGCCGCCATTTACTCTAACCTCGTTATTAGTTCTTCGCTGAGCATTTCTATATTCCATGGCTCTGCCATCAGCAGGAAATAGCTGACTGCCACTTGTAAATCCCTTTTGTTTTGGCTCAGTAAAACCATAACTTTCAGCTGGTGGTTCAGGCAATACGCCACCCATAAAATCTAAAATATTATTTAGCTTTTTTTGCTTGACCTGTTTAGCCATTGTATTCTCCAAAGGATCAGGGGGGATTTCTCCCCCCGTCTCCAATTTATATTATGCGAATTCGAACTTACCTTTCGGCGTTGAAATGCTCTTCTTCACAATACCCATAGGCATCTGGTTTGGTCCATGACTATCCAACCCCAATTGCTTGGTGTCTTCAGTAGTCTTTTCCAAAAAAGACATGCCATTCTCAGGAACCTTACCCTGAGCCGAGTGCTTTTTATCTGCCATAATATCCTCCTAGTACCAATCAATCATAATATGGTAGTGAGCCTTACCGCCGGGAGTACCGCCAGTAGGGGCTACCAATGTAAGATGAATGTCGGTATCAGCCGGAAGAGCAGCATCAACTAAATCAGCCGCTACAGCAGTTAGCTGCGCATTGGCCCCATCAGCTAAAGTTCCGAGTCCCATATTAACGTACTCGTAACCAGCAGCAGCAGAACCAAGTCTGATAAAGGCTTCAGTGGTTGTGTTGGTAAACAACTCAATAGCATCAACATTAATATCTACAATAGTCCCTTGTTTTCCTTTAGGACCACGAAATGTCATTGCTTCGCCAGCAGCACCGAAATCATGATAATTGCTTATACAGAACGGTTGCGGATTACTATAACTCATAATAATTCTCCTTAAGCCGCGCTGTCCCAGATCACTATGCGTGACTGGGCTGCTTGTGTGTGAACGATGCCGAAACCACCTAGATAATACCAGGCAATGCCACGGTCCCTTCCGAAATCTCCAGGAATTTTCCCACGAATCTCTTCAGGAACAGCAACTGCTTCAGCTACTGTGTCTTCGCCAAAGAAAACGGCCCAATCGGATTTGCCGTTAGTCCACGCTGAAGTTGCAGTACCAATAGAAGCCTTAGCTTTATGGGTCTGCTCTACAAAACGTACACCATCGTAACGTCCAATCTCACCATTCATAATCATTTGGAAGCCTTGATCAATATACTGCTTGATGTCTTCCAGATTATCCTTTAACGTCCTCCAAGTTGAAGGCCATGCAATCGCGTAGTAATCGTCGCCCGAGTAGGCTGGAATATTACGTTCTTTCATAGTATCTACAACTAGCTTAACATGCTCTTTCTGTAAAGCAATGTTGTTGTTAACCGCGCATACACCATTCGTGGTTAACGTTAGAGCCGTGGTGGAGTTACCCCCAGCCGGCACAACACGTAGCTTTGCAGCATCGAACTGAGTAGCCGCTAGATTATCAAAAGCCTTCTTTGCGTCGGTTTTCAATACCTTCCTAACCACTTCAGCTACCGGCTGCTCAGAGAGGTCATCCAATTTACCAGTCCACGGAACGGAGTTACCCGCCTCTGTGATGGTCATTGCTCCCTGAGAAATCGTAAATGAAGTTTCTGGAATAGTATTAGTCTCCGTTAGTGTCGTGCCTTGAGTGGCAACGTCACTATACACGTTCCAATGGAATGTATCACCTCGGCTCAAGCCTTGGTGTGCCGCGTCCTTAACATCACAGAATTGTCGAAATTTGACAATAGGCTGCACTGCCATCCTAAGCTGACGGCTTAGGTTGTCGGCATACATATAACCACCGGAAGCGTTGACGGACCATACTTGTCCTGCCATAATTACAACCTCCTGTTAATTATATTTGACCTCTCTGCCTCTTCATTTCATCAATGATATCAGTTGCCGTTTGTGGCGGCATATCTGAATCAGGAGAGCGTGAAGAAGCACTAACTGATCTAGGTTGTTTAACAATTTTCTTTTTGCGTTCAACTCTAGGCTCAGAAGAGGGCCTACTATTTTTGTTTAACCACTCTCTAGTATACTCAGCAGCTTCTTTGATAATTTGTTTCGGTGTCCAATCAGGATTCTCCTGAGTTAGGGTAACCGTCTTACTATCAGCGATAGCTCTAAGCTCTGGAGTATTAGCAATATCTTCATACTCGGAGTTAAACCAACTAACCGCCTCATCTAAAGATGCGTTATATTCCATTTGCATAGCTTGCTTTTGCTGCTCATTTCTACTAGCGATTGCTCTATTTAGAGCGTTGTCAACAGCTTGTTCTATGTTTGGGGTAGCCGATTGGCGCCCGTCCATTGTCAAAGTATTGAACAATTCCGCTGCTTTCACAGCATCATCTTCATAAAGAGCCTCATGATATTTCTTTACCAACTCAGATTTATCAGTTGCTCCTTCTTTAACAGCGCCCTTTTGGGGTGGCTGATTGTTGGCTTGCGCCTTCAAGTGCTCCTCAGCAGCCTTCAACTTTTGAGCATAATTATTCATATAATGCTCTCGTTGTTTTAATTCTTTAGCGTACTGAGCCGCTTCCTCAAACCTCTTTTGAGAAGCTTGATCCTTCTGGTGTGAAGATTTTAAAGTTTCAAAAGGAACGTTAATCTCCTCACCATTTACTTTTACAGTGGTTACCCACTGATCACCATCTAGAAAAACTGGAGCTTTAACCTCCGGCTCTGAATTAACCACTTCATCTAAATCTGTTTCTTCAGATAACTCCTCTCGCCTTCCTTGGATAATGTCATCCATCTTTTTCTGGCGATCACTTACAAAACCATTCTCTAATACTTCTTCCATGGATTCGTCTTTCTCGCCAGCAACTTCTTCACTGACTTCGGATTGTACTGCTTCCTCAGACGCATCCTCTACTGGGGTAGCGTTTTCATCAGACATCTTATACTCCTAATTTAATTGTGCGAGTCTTTATATTTTATAAGAGATGCAGCCGTATCTCCATCAGATATAATTCCATCCATCCACCTTAGAACTTTTATTGGAGAAGATAACTTATCTGACATCTTCCTATATTTATTTAACTCCTCTTCTGGAGATCCACTATAACCCTGCAAGCTCATATCTTGAAGTAGCTCTATACCATTACGGTACTCTATAAGCGCTCTAGATATTAAAGCATTACCTGTTGGCGTGGAAACAAATTCTTTTGTCTTTTCTCCAACCCTAACTCTTTTTACTAAATCGTCTATTCCAGCTTCCGAAGGATCAAAATAATCCATCATCCTACGGCATAAGGAATAGATGCGTAATCATCTCTAGCCATAATACCAACTTTCCCCTCCTCTACCATTTCTGCTTGCCTTTCGATTTCTTGTTCAGCGACTTGATTTATTAACGCTTCTTTTTGAAGTTCTAATTCAGCACGTCTAGTAGCTACATCTTCTCCTTTTAATTGTAAATCTATATAATCCATCTGCATTTTTAGTTGAGCAATCTTCAGCTCTGTAACTGATTTAATATTAGCAGATTGAAGATTACCTTGCTGCTTCATCTGCTCAATTTGAACTCTGTTCTGAAGCTTCATTTGCTCACTCTGAATAACCCCCTGCAACTCTTCAAGCTGTGCAGCCATTTCTTGAATCTTTGGATCTTCATCAAAGGTTACAAAGCGAGCT